TGATTAAAACACATCAAGAAGAAATAGCAGTATTAGAAGTTAAAGTTAAAGAAGATAAATGGATAGATGATCCATTAGTGGATGAAAATTAATTTAAAAAAACCTCATTTATGCCATGTGTGTGGAAGTGTTGGTAAGTTTTTTCATAAAAAATGGTGGTGTACACATGACATACATTTAAAAGGAATATGTAACAATGAAAGAAAAAAAACCAGAAATAAAGATTGATTACTTTTATGTAGATGGATATAAACATAGCATTACATTTACACCTGATAGCAACGATACAAAGTACCAAATATTAAATGAACATACTACAAGGGTTATAGCAAAAGGAGTAGTTAATAATAAAATTTACAAGGTTTAAACAGGAGTAACAACTATGATTGAATATGCTTTTGTAATGATAATAAGCACTAACCCTATAAAAGATGATTTTAAATATTTAGGTAATTTTCTTAATTGTAAAGTTGCTCATGTATATGTTTCACTTTATCACCCAGATGTTAAAGCAACCAAATGTTTAATGAAAGATTATATACATTTACCAGAAGGCACAGTTATTAAAAACATAGACATGGCAACTAATACTATTAGGTATAGAGATGTTCATGATAGCTGCAAATTAAGGAGGGACTGTATTTAATGTCTGATCCATTTAAAATTATAGAACCAACAGTTATTAGTTTTAGTGGTGGTCGTACATCAGCATATATGTTGTGGAGGGTATTGCAATCTAATAATGGTAAGTTGCCAGAAGATGCCATTGTATGTTTTGCCAATACAGGGAAAGAAGAAGAAGCTACACTAGAGTTTGTTAGGGATTGTGGTGAGAAATGGAATGTACCTATTGCTTGGATAGAATATGTTTGGGCAGAAGAACCTAAAGACAGATTTAAAGTTGTAGATTTTAAAACAGCTAGTCGCAATGGTGAACCTTTTGAAGAATTATTAAACAATAAAACTATGTTACCAAATCCTGTAGCTAGATTTTGTTCTATAGAACTAAAAATTAGAACTATTGCAAAATATTGTAAATCTATTGGTAGAAAAATTACAGAACATGATGCTTGGGTAGGTATAAGAGCAGATGAACATAGACGAGCATCAAAAATAGAACCACATAGAATACCTCTTGTAGCAGATAATATTTCTGTAAAAGATATTAGTAAGTTTTGGAAAGAAAATAATTTTGATTTAAAGTTACCAAACATGAATGGTAAAACTATGCATGGAAATTGTGATTTGTGTTTTTTAAAACCAGCATACCAAGTACAAAGTTTAATACAAGAAAAACCTAGTCGTGCAGATTGGTGGATAAAAATGGAAGATATTGCAAAAAATAAAACTGACAAATCTTTAGGGCAAGGACATATGTTTAGACAAGACAGACCTAGTTATAAAAAAATGAAACAGTATGCTATAAGTCAACAAGATATGTTTGATCAAGACGAAGAAGGCATAGCGTGTTTTTGTGGAGATTAAGGAGATAAACAATGAGTAAAGGTAGCAATCGTAGACCGACAGATAATAAAAAGTTTGCCGATAATTTTGATAGAATTTTTGGGCAGAAGCCTAATGATAAACAATTTGAAGGGATAAAACATGGCAATAAGTCCAACACAAAGAACATTAAAAAGATTAAGGGATAGTGGGGATTACCCATTAGTTTCTATTGTAGAAAGATGGAACGCATTTGCCAAGATACGCCAAGACCTTTTTGGCATAATTGATCTGTTAGCAATAGATAGTAAAGGTAATACAGTTGGCATCCAGGTAACTAGCTACAGCAACATTAGTGCTAGAGTAAACAAGATGGAAGATAGTGATGCCATAAAACATTTACGAGATGCAAATTGGGTGCTTATTGTAGAGGGGTGGCATAAAAAAAACAATAGGTGGGTAAGTAGAATAGTAGATATAAGTTAAGGAGATTTATATGAAACAAGTTCTTGATGTATGTTGTGGATGCAAAATGTTTTGGTTTGATAAAAATGACAACAGAGTAATTTTTGCTGATGCTAGAAAAGGTAAGTTAGATGTAAGTCATTGCAAAACAAATCCAGGTAAAAAAGAAATTAATCCTGATGTAATACATGATTTTAGAGATATGGATTTTGATGATAATTCATTTTGGCATATTGTGTTTGACCCACCTCACATAAAAAATATTTCTTTAGCCTCTGTGCTAGGTTTTAGTTATGGTTCTTTAAATAAAGAAACATGGAGGGATGATTTAACTAAAGGCTTTGCAGAATGTTTTAGGGTATTAAAACCAAATGGAACTTTAATATTTAAGTGGAATGAAATACAAATACCTTTAAAAGAAGTTTTATCTTTAACAAAATTTAAACCTTTGTATGGACACAATAGTGGTAAGTCTGCAAAAACACATTGGGTTGCGTTTATAAAAAAGGATTAATATGAAATATGATCGGTTAGATGAACAAGATAGATACTATGAATATACCTTAAATGATGGCACTACTGTTTTAAGGTATCAAATTATTAGCATGATAAAAAAAACTATTGGTGATGATAAAAAGACTGTACCTCAAATTGCTGAAGAATTAAAAGTAGATGAACAAATAATTTATAATTTAGTCAGATATTTATGTACTAAAAAAGTATTAGGATCAAAAAAAATGCAACGGCATAGTTTATATTTTGTACATGAAAATAAATGTTTGTTGGCTAAATTATTTTATCCACCTGAAATAGTTGAAAAATTTACTATTAAAAATAAAAAAACACATCGTGGATAATTGCATTGAGAATAAATAGATTAATGGTAATACTAGAAGATTGGTCTAAATGGATGAAAACAGATTCACATAGGTTAGGATATCCATCTAAAACATCCTATTTATCATGTGGAGGAGAATCTACTTCTGATGTTTTTGAGCAAATGGTAAATGAGTCAGATCAAAATAATGTAAAAATTATTAATGCTTGTATAGATAGTTTAGAAAAGAATCAGAAACAAGCTATTTATTATAGATGGTTAGGTGGTAAAAAACCTATGTATTATGAAAAAGATTTAGATTTAGCTATGGATAATCTTTTAACTATGACAAGTAGAAGAATTTTTGCATGATAGAAATTAATGTGAAAGAAAATATAATAGAGAAAGCAAAAAAGAGATTATTAAAAATCAATAAAGATAATCTAATTCCTAGTAAATTTGGATATAATAAAAATAGAATATTTGAAGGTTATATTGGTGAAGAAATAATAAGGGATTATTTACATATTCAAATAACAGAAGATAAATTTGATTATGATTTAATTTCAAAAAAAAATAAAAAATTAGAAGTCAAAACTGTGTCTTGTATTTCTAAACCTAAAGATCACTATTTATGCACAGTCAATTCACATTCTGAAGAATACACTCATAAACAAAAAGCAGATTTTTATATTTTTGTAAGACTTTTAAAAAATTATAAAACAGCCTGGATTGTAGGGTGGATAAATTGTAGTGATTTTTTTTTAAAAGGTAAATATATAAAAAAAGGAAAAGATTTTGGAAACTTTAAATTTGTAAAAGCTAATGCTTATGTATTAGAAATAAATAAATTAAACAAGATTGCTTCTTAATTTTTCCATAATAATAATAACCATTTTTTAAGGCCATCTACTCTGTTTTTGTCCTTTAATTTATTAAGCCAATATTGTCTTTGATCTAACGATTTTTTTGATAAGTTTAATGCTTCGCAATACAACATATACTCTTTACTCCAAGTATCTGTTTTAGTGCCGTCTGGAAGTGTCACAGGCCTCATGTTGCGTTCTTTAATCGTCAAGGTCTTGTACATTCATATAAGCACTATCTACTATCAATTCAACGCTGCTGCCATCAGACAAGTTAATAATCATAGTATCTTCGCCATATACTAAATCAACAGAATCAATAGTCTTATCTTGCATATGCAAGGCTATTAATTGTATGTCCATTTCAATCCTTTTTATATGGGTATAGCTGATTTTGATTTGTTTTTCTTTAGAGATATTTTTGCTCTGCTCCACTTCCCGCACTTTTGGCAATGCAATCTTTGATAAGTATTTGTAAGTGATTTTTGATACCCCTTCCTATGTAAATGTGTTGAACCACAATTTGGACATACTAAATCTTCTTTTTCTATATTGTAATTAGGATGTATATTAATCCATCCTTGTAATTTGTAATATACTTCTTCTGTAAGTTTTACATCTTGTATATTATATTTTTTCATTAACCTCCATGCTTTAGGATTTTTTGCCATACATTCTATCCATAATGGCATACCTTCATGAGAAGTCTTTTTTCCTATTCCTAACATTTGTGCAATGTAATCTAACTTATTACTTGCAAATTTAAATTTACCTCTTGCAGTTGTAAGCAAATCAATATCTTTGTAAGGACTAGGTGGGGGTAATTTTTGTAATAAAAATTCTTTATTAAGTGTAGGCATGTCAAATCTTTTACCATTATAAGTAATAATAGCATCAGCTTCATTTATTAAATTATATATTTCTTTTATCATTTTAGTAAAGGTGGTATGAAATATACTAGAAAAATATACTTTCTTTTTACCTAACCATTTAGCTGCCCAACACAATACACTAGAAGATTCTATTAACTGACCTATGCTAATATTTTGTTGAAATAATCCCCAATGAAACCCGGTATGTGGAGATGTCTCTATATCAAGAATTAATATTTTCATTGTTTTGTGTAAATTGTTGTTCCATTTTTATTAATAATTAATGCTTCTTTTCTTGGGTTATCCTGTGAAAAAGATATATGCACCCACCCACTATCTGGATTATAAGGGTTATGAAACTCAAGGATAAGTTGATCGTAAGGAATATTGGAGCTAACAATAGCAAACACAATGTTGCTAGGATTGCCATGACGACTTGATGTAAAATCACAAGCCAAACCTTGAGTGTGCTGAGAGCTTGGTTTGCTGCCAAGTATAGTGTTAAGCTTAAAACAGCGATAACCAGAAGATACGTGTATTGCTGTACCCAATAACTTTCTAACATCTTCCATCCTCTCTGCTAAAAATTGTAAGTTTTGTAAAACATCTTTATTTGGCGTATTGTCTATACCTTTTCTACTAGCTGTTTGGCTAAAGGTAAATTCTTCTAATGTAAAATGTGGCGTTAGCCTTGTCATTTTGTAAGGCCGTTTTTCTTCTCGTAGCTACGCAGACCTCCTAAACCTAACATACCCATAAGTACAGGTAGCATAGTAGAAGTATCTGCTTGTGGGATTATGATGCCTAATGGATGTAGTAATGGAGAAATAAGAAAGTTTATAGCAAACCCAGATACACATACCCAACCTACTGCTGGTCGCCAACCTGCTTGAAACCATGCACCTTTAGCATCTTCTTTATTAACAGCTATCTGTGCAATAGCTATCTCATGAGCTTGTTTCTCTGTAAGTGTAGCTATCTCATGTGCTAGTTTATTTTTGGTGTCTGCATCAGGTATAAACTTGTCTAGTAATGCTGTTACTGGTGCTATAAGTGCTGTAAACATTAGTTAGTCCATCCATATAATAAACATAATATTAAAGGAGTAATTGGTAGTGCTGCAAGTACAGCAAGTGTTATTACTACAGGTTTACCAAATAACTTTTTTAACGACTCCATCATTGTATCCAGTTTCTAATAAACAATGACAGTATGCCACCTATAAAAGATGCTATAGCCATACCCATCCAGAATCCACCCTTGCTTTGGTTAGCTAGGGCAAGTAATTCCTTCATATCATCTTTAAGTTCGTTTTGAGTCTTTTGCAGATGCTCTATTTGTTCTTTCATTTTGCCAAACTCTACTGGGTTTATGTCGTTCATTATTGTTGCTCCAAATCTTCAACTAGACGAGGGCCAAGTAAAGAAAATATACTAGCATCTAATGTTTGTTGGCTTGGTGTTAGTCTTGGAAATCTTAACAAACCCCTTACTCCTTGTGCATTTCTAGTTCCTCCAAATATATTTGGTTGATATTCAGGAGTTGGTCTTGCTAATTGCCTTTTTAAAAGGTTAGTTGTGTCTTTAACAGTACCTAATGATCTTGCTGACATTATTTTAGCTAATTGTGGAAATGCTAAAGCATAATTTTTAGTTGCAAATCCAAAACCCGTCAAACCAACATCTAATACTGTAAATGGTGAAGGAGATGAAACCTTCGGAACGGCAGTTAAATTAGGATATCCTTTATACATTCGTGCAACTTTTTTAATATTAGGATCAATTAATCTTTTTTCGTAAGCTAATTTTGAGATTACCTTAGCATTTACATCTCCAGTTACATCATTAAGGGATTTTTCAACTAAATGTGCTTTAGCTATTTGTTTTCTTGCATTTTCTAATTTTGGAATTAAATCTTCTCTGTTGTTATATTTTGCAATATCAATTAACTCTTTATCTAATTTGTCTGCTTTTTTGTCTAAAAGAATAGCTTTTTTTCTTATTTCAGGATCACCACTTCTTTTGAAATAATTCCATTGCATTTTTGCATCAAATCGAGTATTTTTTAAATCTTCCAAAATTTCATTACCATTTCTATATTGCTTTGTAACAACATCTTGTGCTTTACCAGTAACAAAAATTGGATTACCTTTAGAATCTAAAATACCTGTATTTCTAATATTTTTAACTTTTTCTGTTTTGGCAGGTCTTGCGGGTAATTTATCTATTTCTGCGTAAATTTTTCCGTTTAACTTTCTAATTCTCTCAGTTAATTCGTAATCTAAAGGAACATCATCACCTACACCAAGATATGCCCTTGCTAATTTATTGGTAACTTTTTGATTGGTTTGTTGTGCTAAATCCGATGCTTTTCCTGTGCCAATAGTTGATTCTTTTAATCTTTCTAGCGTTGCAGGTCTATCAAATGCACTTGGTATAAAAACATATCCTTCATCAGCAGATTCAGATATTATTTTATTTTTTTTCGCATTTTGTGTAAATTCTTTTAATTGTTCTTGAAAAGGTTTATTTTTAAATACAGCAATTTTTTCATTAATTTCTGACGTCAAACCTCGTGGCCTTAAATCTTTAGAAAGATTAGTAAATTTAGATGTAGCTGTCATAGGTAATGCAGTTAAATTTTCATTTATTTTATTAAGATATTTTTGACCTTTTTTACTTGGTTCAAAAAAAGTAGGTGCTTGTTTTAGCCTTGTAGAAAATGGAACATCTAATTGTCCAAATTTACTATCTTTTGTTAATCCTAAATAATCTCCACCTGACAATAAACTGGTAGTTGCAAGAGCACCTAAATCACCTGTCATTTTAAAAGGTACTTCAATGCTAGCTTGTGCAACCTTAGATGGGGATTCTTGTTCAATTTCTCTAGATGTAACATTTTCTTTATATGGTTTAGAGGCACCAGAAGATAATACATCTGCTACAGTATTAACACCTTTTTGAAAAAGATTTAATTCTCTTTCTTGCCTGCCATCATCTGCACTAGGAGCTGGAATAGTAGGGTCTGAAGCATTTTCTAAAATACTTAATCCTGCATAAGAAATTTTTGCAAAATCATTTGCTTCTAGTGCATCTAAATCTTCATCACTTAATGCTGAAAAATCTATTTCCATTAATTAGCTCCCCCTTTCCTTCTTCTTTCTTTTTCTCTTTTAGCCTGTTCAGAAATTGATAAACCTGTATTAGTTGTAGTAGTTTGTACTCCACTTTCTGCTTCAATAGCTTGTGGTGAGGTAGCACCATAAAATGAATCAGGATTAATTTTTAAATAATCTTTTCTTTTAAATCCTTTAGCTCCGTAAACACTATCTATTTGACCATTATATAAATCAATTTTATTTTTATATAAATAATATTTATTAGCAAGAATTTCTCCAATAGCTCTTTGTACAACTTGAGGGTTATTAAACATTGTTGCAGGGTCTCCACCTAATCTAGCAACAATCCTAGCTGCATCTTGTTCTGTCATAACACCACCACCAACAGTTTCTAAACGAAGCTGACCTAATAAACCTTGCATACGACCTTCATTTAATCTTTGTAGCAATTCTTCTTCTGTATAGTCATCAGAATTAGCATTGAAAAATGCTTTTACTGATTCTGAAAATTGGTTTGCAAGTTTAGGTAAACCACTATCTAAACTTCCAACATCTTTAACATATTGGTTAAGTTGTCTTAATGAGTTTTCTTCCAATCCTATTTCATTGTCTAAAGTGCTAAACTGGTTAAAGCTTGCAATAGTTTTATTATTTGTAGTCATATTTGTCCATGACATACCATCTTCACCAAACATATCTTGGCTTACAGGAACTTCTTTACCATCTATTATTACTCGGTTTTTTATTGGTTTGCTTTTATCAAAAAATACTGGGTACTGTGCTCTTGTCTTATTATTTTGTACAAAATTAGTAGTTTTTAATATATTGCTATTAGTTGCAGTATCAGGTATTCTCACTAATGCTGCTCTTTGGTCTGCTATTGATCCTCCCTCATTTCTTATTTTTATTGATGCTTGTACAGAATCGTCTGTAAATTTATCTTGTCCACTTTTGCCAAAAATATCTATGTTTTTTTCTGCGTTCATTATTGTTGCTAACTTGTAAGGATCATCATTAGCAAGAGCTGCAAGCATTGGGTCATTTGCTACTTTAGGTAAATTTAATAATTCTTGCCTTAATTTATTTGTTCTTTCTAAAGTTTGAAATTTATCAGTTTTTAAAATATTAGTTTGCAATTCAGTAAATGGTTTATCCATTGCTTCAAGTCCTGTAATTGCTGATCTTGCTAAATAAGGAACTGGTGAACCAGCTCCTAAAGTTTTTGGTTGTGCTAAATAACTTAAACCAGCACCTAAAAGACCTTGTACTACAGATTGTTTTTTTGCAGACTCTAAATCTTCTGTTGAAATTAAACCTCTTTGTTTTAAATCTCCTGTGAATTTTCTAGCAGGAGAAAGATAATTAAGATATTTGTTTAAATCTATAGCCATTTTTTTATCCTAAAAGTGAGTTATTTTGTTGCATTAATAATAATTTTTCTTCGTCAGTTAATTCTCTTTGTGCTGTTTGCATACCAGGTACTGTTGTTTCTAAAAGACTAGGTTGATAAGGTCCTTTGTTTGCAACCATACTATTTTGTACTGGCATAAGTTGTTGACTATCATCAGGTATTGCAGATGCACCAGTTAAACCTAAAGTTAATTTATCTGCAAAACTCATATCTGCAAATCCATCAGAAACATAGTTTGCAAAATTATCCGGTGCTGTTGTAGCAAAGTTTAATGCTTTGTCAGCAAAATTTGGAGTTATAGCTCCGGCTGATGATGATGCAATTTGCCCAGCTGCATCTACACCTGTTGATTGTAGAAGTTTTGAACCAGCAATTTCAGCAGTTGGTGTAACTGCTGCGGAAGTTGAACCAAGAGCACTTAAACCTTGTCCACCTGCAAAACCTGTAACACCACCTATAGCTGCTTTTTTAGCTATACCTTTTATATCATCTCCTTGTGCAATACCTTTACCTGCACCCATTAATGCTCCTACCATAGCTGGATTCATTATTTACCACCTCCACTAGAAGTTGTTGTAGTAGTCATAGGTGTCGGTGCTCCATATGCTGCTGATAAGAAACTAGATAGTTGTCTTTGTGGTGCGTTAGCTCCATACTCGAATCTACCTATATCAGATTGTAATTTTTGTCTTGCAAAATCTTCTTCTGTAGCACCTACTTTTGCTAGTTGTCCTATGTCAG